TACAACGGCGAGAACATCGCGATCGCGTATCGCATCCCGCTGCCAATCCTCGGGCTCAACACGCAGGCCGCAAGTTCCACCGAGTCACTCTATGCGTCCTGGCTGGCGAGCGGGCTCGGGTTCTGCCTCAACCATTTCGAAGAGGCGGTCGGGCTGTTCTTCGGGCTGCGCGGGCCGCCGTTCGAGTGGCTCGAAATGGACACCCGCGGGTTGTTGCGCAGTGCCTTCAAGGAACAGATGGAAGGCCTGCAAGCCGGCGTCATCGGCGGCATCTATTCGCCGGACGAAGCCCGCGCGCTGGTCGATCTGGGCAAGGTCAAGGGCGGCCACGGCGACATGCCTAGAACGCAGCAGCAGGTCGTACCGCTCTCTTACGGGTCGGCCTTACAACCGCCAAAGCCGGCGCCCGAAACGCCGCCGCCAAATCCCGCCGAAACGCCGCCACCGGACCCGGCCGCCGATGCTGAACGGGCAATCCACATCTACCGTGCCAACCGCATTGCCGCTTGACGCTCTGGCCGCCGAGCTCGGCGCTGATGTCTCGCGCATGGAGCGTGAGCTGCGGCTCGAAATGCGCGCTGCGCTCGCTGAGGCCGAGCTCCGCTTCCGGGCGCTTGAGCAGCGCATCGCCGAGCAGGCGGCTCAGCTTGCCGCTACGCCAGGCCCGGTCGGGCCGCCAGGTCGCGACGGCGAGAGCATTGCCGGGCCACCTGGTCCCGCGGGGCCGCCGGGGTTGCTGCCTGCGGTCACCGAATGGCGCGCGGGCGTTCACTATGCCGACGCCGTCGTCGGTCACACCGGCTCACTCTGGCAGGCGATTCGCGACACCGGCACCACGCCGCCGAGCGAGGACTGGCAAGTGCTCGCCGCCGCCGGGGCCGACGGCAGCAATGGCCGCTCATTGGCGTTTAGAGGCGCCTGGAAGGGGGGAAGGGATTATGGCTACTTGGATGTCGTCGCACATGACGGCGGCTCCTGGGTGGCGCTACAGGACGCGCCAGGCCCATGCCCCGGCGACGGCTGGCAACTCCTCGCTGCCCGCGGCAAAGCCGGCCCGCCAGGAGCCAGGGGAGAACGCGGGGAACGCGGCTATCCCGGCCCGGCAGCGCCGGCGCCGCAAAGCCTCGCCGTCGACGAAGCCGGCATCCTGACCTTGACGCTGGCCGACGGCTCGACGCTCTCGGCGGATTTCTATCCGCTGTTGGTCCGAGCAATCTAATGCGGACGCCAACGCGCACGACGGCCCCGGCGGTCTCGCCCTTGAGCCTGGCGGACGTGCGGCTGCATCTGCGGATCGATCACACCGATGAGGACCCGGTGCTGCAGGCGTATATCGACGCCGCCGCCGGCTATCTCGAAGGCCCCAACGGCATTCTCGACCGGGCGCTTGTGACGCAATCCTGGCAGCAGCAATATCCGGCGTTCACCGACCCGCTCGCGCTGCCGCTCGGGCTTCAGCCGGTGCAGTCGGTGACGAGCATCAACTACTACGACGCCGATAGCGCGACGCAACTGCTCGACGCCGCGCTCTATCGCCTCGTCGCCAATGCCGAGGGCGGCCCGGTGATCGAGCGCGCCACCGACGACGCATGGCCGGGAACAGCGCTCCGCGACGACGCAGTCACCGTGGTTTTTGTCGCTGGCGACGAGCCGCTGGCGCTCGCCGCGCCGATCCGGCAGGCGATGCTGCTCTTGATCGGGCATTGGTACGCCCAGCGCGAAACGGCCGCCGTGGGGAGCTATGCCGAAGTGCCTTACGCGGTGACCGCGCTCTTGATCAATCACGCGCGGATCGGGTTCGGATGATCGCCGGGCCGCTCGACCGCCGCGTCACGATCCGCCGCGCGGCGCTGGCCGAGAACGATCTTGGCGAGCAGATCGAGACGTGGAGCGATCTCGCCACCGTGTGGGCCAGCCGGGCCGAGGTCAGCAACCGCGAGCGCTTCGCGGCGCAGGAGGTCGGCGCCACGCTGGTCGCGCGCTATCGCATCCGGTATTCGCAGCGGCTCTACGATCTCTCCCCGCGCGACCGCATCGTCGCCGAGGGCACCGAGCACAACATCACCGGCGTCGGGCTGATCGGCCGCCACGAGGGTTTCGAGATCACCGCGAGCACCCGGACAGATTGATGCCGATAATCGTTCGTGTGGATGGGCTCACCGAGTTGAAGGCGGCGCTCGACGAACTGCCGAAAGCCACTGCTCGTAATGTGCAGCGGCGGGTATTGCTGGCGCGGGCTGCGCCAATCGTCGCCGCCGCCAAGGCCAAAGTGCCGGTGCGAACCGGCGCGCTGCGCAACGCCATCCGCGCCACCACCACCCGGCCCCGCGGTCACAAGGCCGCATCAAGCCGCGCCTTTGCTGCCGCTGGCGGCGGCGCTGCCGGCCGTGCCGCCGCGAAGGCCGCCGGGGCTTCTTCGGTGGAAGTTTTCATTGGCCCGGTCGGGCGCCTACCGCAGGCCGGTCAGGTCGAATGGGGCAACCGCAACCATCCGCCGCGCTCATACCTGCGCTCGTCCTGGGACGAGGGCAAGCAAGCGCTGCAAGCCGGGATCGCCGCCGATTTGCGAACCGAAATCCAGAAGGCCGCGGCCCGCCGGGCAAAGAAGCTGGCGCAGCGACGGTGAAGGAGGCGCTCCGGTCCGTGCTGGTGGCGGATCCTGGCGTCGCGGCGCTCGTCGCTACGCGTATCGCCTGGGGCGCCCGGCCGCGCGCCTCGGCGCTGCCCTCGATCTGCCTGCACCAGGTCAGCGGCGTGCGGCAGTACGCGATGACCGCGCCCTCGGGGCTCGTCAATTCGCGCGTACAGGTTGATTGCTGGGGATTGAGTCAGGCCGAGGTCACCGCCGTCGCTCGCGCCGTCAATGCCGCGATCGGTGGCCTGCGGCAGACGGTCAACGGCGTGCAGATGCAGGGCGTATTCATGGAGAGCGAGCAAGACATGATTGACGAGGGCAACGCCACACCCGCCGAGATCCTGCACCGCGTTTCCCTCGACTTCATGATCTGGCACGACGAATAGAGGAGCACTGAGCTATGGCAACGCTCGCGGCAATCGGCCACGGCAGTAAATTTGAGATCGGCGATGGCGGATCGCCGGAAGTTTTCACCGAGGTGGCGGAAGTTACTGGCCTAACTCCGGCCGCGTTCAGCCGAGACGTGCCTGATGCAACTCACATGGCGAGCCCCGAGAAATTTAGAGAATTTATTCCGGGGCTACGCGATGCCGGCGAAGCATCGGTCACGATGAATTACATCCCCGGCGGCGCCGGCGAGACTGCTATCTTCGCCGCGTTCATGGACGATACGCAGACCAATTATCGGATTACTTACCCTAATGCTGAGGCGTGGGAATTTCTCGCCTATTGTGTCGGCTTCGCACCCGAGGTGCCCTTGGATGGCAAAATGACCGCCACGGCCAGATTTAAACTGTCGGGCAAGCCGACCTTCATCTCGGCATAAGGCCATGCCGAACCCGCATCGCGGCGAGGTTGCTCTGTCGGTCGGTGGCGACACCCACATGTTGCGGCTGAACACCAACACGATCTGCAATCTCGAATCCGAGCTCGATATGAGCGTCGACGAGATAACCACCCGGTTCGCGCGCGGCTATCTCACCGTCTTGCGCTCGGCACTACGCGCCGCGCTCAACTATGAGATCACACTCGAGAGAGCCGGCGAGATGGTTGACGAAGCCGGCCCGCGCGTCGTCCTAGAGCGGATGATGGAAGCCTTTCGCCTGGCCTTCCCCGACCCGGAGGCGGACACCGCGCGCCCTCCGAGCGGGGCGGCGGCTGGGACTGGTCAGAGCTCCTCACCGATTGGATCGCCGCCGGCTTCGCCGAGCCCGAGTTCTGGCGCCTCACGCCCCGAGAAATCCAAAGACACTTCGCCGGCTACGGCCGCCGCCTAGAGCACGAGCACCGTGCCCGCGCCTGGCTCGCTTGGCACACGGCGGCGTGCAGCCGCTCGGAAAGATTGCCTGAACTTAAAACCCTGATTGGCCGCGACGAGAAGGTTCGCTCGGCACCCGCCGGGCAGTCGATTGAGGAAATGCGCAGCATCGCCATCATGAACACCTTAATGCTCGGCGGCAAAGTGATCCGGCGCGAGGCCGTCTAGGCATGGCCGCGCAGGAAATTGGCTCGCTATACCTCGGGCTCGGGTTCGATACGGCTGTTTTCGACCGGCAGATCGTTCAGATACCGCAGCAAGCGCAAAAGGCGGCCGAGGGCGTAAAGAAAGGGTTTCAGTCCGCCAGCCAGGAGCTCGACAAGTTCCAGCAGTCAACCGGCCGCACCCGCGCCGCGGTGCAGAATCTTACCTTCCAACTAAACGACATCGGCACCTCGCTCGCCTCGGGCGGCAGTCCGATGCGCGTGCTGGCCCAGCAGGGCGGCCAAATCATCCAAGTCTTCCAGCAGGGCGGCGGCGTGCGCAACGTCATGGGCGAGTTCGCCCGCATGTTGGGAGGGTTGTTTAATCCTCTGACCGTCGTCGCCACCGCGGTGACCGCCGTCGCTGTCTCTATCGGGTTCCTGACCGCCCGCGCCATCGAGAACGAAAGCGCGATGCGGCGGTTCTCGGTGATGCTGAAGGGGCTCGGCCTGGAAGGCCAGGCGACCGCAGCCGGGCTGGAGGAGGCTGCCAAACGTCTGCGCGATGTCGGGCTCAATGCCAGCGACGCCCGCGCCGCGCTGACCGCCGCTACCCGCGCCGGCATCGCCCCCGGCCAAGCCGAACGCGTTGTGCGCATCGGCCAGAACCTCGTCCCGGTACTGGGCGAGAACGCGCCCGAGCAATTCGTCGGGGCGATTACCGGCGGCGTCGAGTCGCTCGCCAAGCTGGCGAGACAATTTGGCCTGATTACAGCGGCCGAGGTCGAGGCCGCCCGCGAGGCCGCGAAATTCGGCAAGGAGTTGTCTTATATCGACCGCTGGGTGTCGCTGATCGAGAACCATTCACGGGGGTTGAATCAAGCGGCGTTGTCGCCGATGGGCGAAGCCATGCGAAAGCTGAGCATTGCATTCAGCGAGTTTCTCGACTCGCTGTCCAAGAGCGACCTTATCGTCGGTATCATCAATTCCCTTACCAGACTGACCGGCGTTCTTAAAACCCTGTCGGAGTTCAAGCTGCCGGATTGGTCCGCGGCATTTGAGAAACTGCAATTCGTGCTCAAGAATATTTTTGGGTTAACGG